TCGTCTCAATCCACGCAACCAAGAGGTATCAAACAGATGACTTCCTCGGAGCCATCATCACCGTTACAGCCCTTGATTGAGGCTTTGGTGGAATTTCACAAAACAGTTCCGCCCATCAACAAGACTGCTTCTGCTCAGTACGGCAAGTTTGCAGATCTTGAAACAGTCCTTTCAACCGTGACACCGCATCTTCTCAAGAACGGTTTGGTTGTCTCGCAAGGCTTTGAGCCAAGCTCTCATGACAACAACCCTGTCTTGGTCACTCAGCTGCTGCATGTCAGTGGGGCTCATCTCGTCAGTCGGCTGCCCATGGTTGTCGCCGGACGTGGCAAAAATCCCTTGCACGATTGGGGCGGCAGCTGCACTTACTCTCGGCGTTATAGCTTGCTATCAATCCTAGGTCTAACAGCCGATATGGATGTTGATGGCGACTTTGCGGATGAAAAGCCTGCAGCTAAATCCAAGCCTGCAGCCGGCCCGTCCGTCGCTGGTGTAGCCAAAGAAGATCAGCCTCTGTCAGACGAAGAGCGCAATTTATTGCTCAGGTGGATCACTGACATGCCAGCTGCAAACCGCGAGGCCTTTTGTGCAGCGTTCCGATCAAAATTCAACTTGGCCGCTAACGCTAAGGTTGCCCCGGCAATCACCAGCAAAAAGCACGAGGCTTGGATTCAAGCCGTCATGAATGAGTATGCCTGATGAAAAAACCACGCAAGCAAAGCAAGACGACAAGCGTCGTGCTCAGCATTTTCAAGTTCGGCTGGACAAGCAGCTAGCCGAACAGCTGCAGCACTACGCCGAGCAACGCCATCAAGGCGTGATCAACGCTGCGCTGCAAACCATCATCCTCAAGTTCTTCAATCCAAAGTAATGGCTGATTTCGCACCCGACGCCTTCAACATCTGGGGCAACTTCAACAAAGATCAAAAAAAGGACGGCCACTATTGGTCTGCCATGGAAGTGCCTGTTTCTGAGCTGCGCAAGCTTGTGGAATGGGTCAAGACTGCAGATCGCTGCGAGAATCAAAAAGGCGAGGAATGCGTCAAGCTTCGCGCCAACCTGATGCCGCGCCAAAGCCAAGCGGGTAACGATTATCTGCTGATGGCTTTGAGTGATGCCAAGCCGCGCCTCGCTGACAAATCCGGCGCTGACTTTTAAGGTAAATGTTGAACGAGAAACTAGGGGCGCATCCGCGCTCCTTTTTTATGAGGCCCACCATGAAGCAAGTCGAGAAAGACGGGTTGCTTCTTTGGGAGGTGAGCCATGGCGGGATTGTCCGCTATTTCAAGCACGACTGGCAGGCCAAGTGGCATTTTGAATCCTGCGTCAGGCTCTACAGGTCAAGACTGACTGGCAAGCAGGGCTAGTCCCAAGTCGCAATCTTGGCGTCGAGTTCTCCGATCCTGCCTACGGCTTGACTCAGCAGCTTGCCCTGATGCCAGCTTTGCCGGACAAGGCCAGCGCAGAGTTGCTTTAGCACCTCTTCGTCTTGGCAGTTGTGAACCTCTCTGACGCTGCGCTCGACTTCTAGCTCCTCTTCAAGGGTTTGATTCACCATCATCCAGTCGGCCCAGCCCATTGGATTGTTTCAGAATCTTTCTTTCCGAATAGTAAGCACCGTTTTTTTGCATGTCCATGGTGTCTCTAACCCATGGCACCAGCCAATCATTGACCTGTGCGCAACGCTCTAGGTTTGCGGGCTTGGCGCACTGCACAACAACCGTGGTCCAGAACGCACTGATAAATGCCCAAACCCAATAGAACTCACTCACTAACGAGAATCACCCAGCCCGTTGAATCGCCCTCCGCTTCCCAACGTGGCTTGAATGCAGCCTGCCTGACCTTGACGTTGCGGCCTAGATGCGGGTTAGACCAACCGCCCTTTTCCATTTCAGGAAACCCGCGAGGGTCTTGAAGTACCCAGAGGGGATCGTCAGAGTTTTTTTGTGAGTAGCCAGAAATGACTGCCCAGTGCCCGCAACCTAAGCCGCTGCACATTGGCGGCTCGCCTAGAAGCATGTTGCCCGCTGACAGATAGCCCACCATGACTGGCCTTCCGTTTTCAATCTCCAGCTCAATCATTTCTGCGTTGCCGTCTTTACGGAACTCAGCCTGTAAGCCAAGGCTGCGCAGAGCTGCCAGCTGAGCCTCTACTGACGTGGTGTCACCGAACTTGGCCCTGATCTCGTTGTACTCGTCATCCGATTTAATGCGGCGGTAAAAAGACGCCACCATCGCCGCCGACGAGGAAAAGCACTCCCTATAACCAGTGCCTGTCTTGTTGTCGAGCTGCTTGAAGTACGGCATGTAGACCTCTTGGTCATAGCCACTTGCCTTCCAAGCCTGGAACCACTCTGCGTCTTCCTCCAGTAGTTCCGGCGGCATGGACTCCTCAAGCTGTTTAACAGCAGCCATGCGGTGGGGCGCATCTTTGGAAAAGCGTTCAAAAAACGGCAGGAGTGAAAGCACGCCCAGCACCAGCAGCAAGGATATTTGGATGATGCCGGACACTACCTATTTTTCTACCCTCGTGTCAGGAAGTAGCAAATCCTTCAAATGGCTGACGGCCAAGTCGTCTAAGTCGTTGTCTGTACGCGTGACGATCTTCTCCAGCATCGCAACAATCAGCTCTTTAAATCCCCGGGAACGCCACATCGCCATTACAAAGGGCTTAAGCACCAAAAGCATGAGATTGCCTTGAACTGCACTAATACGTTAGTGCCTATCCGAATGGCCTTCCAGTCGCGCCACTGAACGCTCGAGTTCGTTCAATCTGGCAAAGACCTCAACATCTTTGGTCTTGATGTCGTCGTGCAGGACTTGGAGCCTGCTGGACAGATTGTCTACAGCAGTTGTCAGCCGCACCAAAGAATCACGACCTTGCTGGCTTTGACGATTAAGACCCGAAACACCCAGCCCGGCTACCGTGACACTGGCACCTGCAACGGCGGCCCAGATTTCAACCATGACCCGCCCGTAACACTCGCTCAATCATGGCAGAAACACCGCAAACCAAGCCGGAAGAACAAGAGGATCAAGGCCATTCGTGGCTAGGCGATGTTGTGCGCGTGACCATCCTGCTGTGGTCGATGGGCATTCTCACCGCAAATTATTTGGGCATCTTCTCCCAGTCTGTCGATCCGACTTTTCCGGCCAGTTTGCTGACTGGGACTGCAGCTTCTTACTCGCCAGCACTAGGGAAACTTGGCAAGAAAAAGAAAGAGGACAGCGGCGTTATCGTAGAAAGCAAAGATTCCAAAGCTGGCATCAAATGAAACGCTCACTTTTGGTATTGGGCATCACATTGGCAGCCGCTTTGCCTGCTCGTGCTGATCTCACCCACCGCATTTCCAGCAGCGTGCAGTTAGATGTTGGCGCAGCTTCATCTCGTGCCATTCGTGTTGGAAACAGCTTCAGTATCAGCGGTAGCGGGATCGATACCAGCGTTACCGCAGGCGGCTCAACTACAAGTGACGCTCTCGGAGGGCTCGGGGCAGCTACTCACGGGGTCAATGCCATCACAGTCCCAGACGTAACCCAAAAAACCGCTGGGAATTCTTTTACCTACAGCGTCAGCTATTCAGCCGGGGATACTGTGCCCACGTCAGCCCCTACGGTTGGCGCTGTGCCCGCCTTTGGCGATGTGACCAGCACAGCCGCAGGCACCAACACTGGCCTAAGCGGGAGCGTCACAACAGCGGGGACCATCACAATCAGCCCAGGTGCAGGCAACACAAGTGCGATCGGCCAAGTCATCAGTGAGCTAACCACACGGTGAAACGGCTAATCATTCTGTTGCTGCTGCCTTCTCCAGCGGTTGCAGTGCCTGTCGTTCCCAATTTTTCGCAGGGCCTTGTCTCCTCCACGACACAGTCGAGGACGGTTGTGCGCGAGAGCATTGTCTCCGAGAGCTACCGCACTGGCTTTGAATACAGCGTCAGCGGAACTGGCGTTGAACCAGCCAGCGGTGTTGTTAGCCCGTCAGCAGGAACAACATCTTTGAACCTTTCGAGTCGCTCAACCTGGAAACAAACCGTGCCGGGTGCAGCGTTTCAGTTTGCGGAGACCTACAGCGGCCCCGGCCTGATTGAGCGGGTAAATATTGAGCGCGAAACCCTGATTGAAACCGTTATCGACTCCACCAGCACGTTTAGCCAATGAAAGCAGTTGCCGCAGCTGTTTCGCTTAGCTTTTTGTATTGCTTACCTGCCGCAAGTCAGGTCAGTGCAACTGCATCTCCGGTGAGTAATTCTTCAGGCTCAGTTGTTAATCAAGCGGTGCAAATTGTTCCTGGTCAATACATGAAATACTCAGTAGGTAGCGGGATTCAGTGTGACGGGGCAACGCTAAACATCTCGCCTTTTGTCTCTTCTACGCATTCTTTTGGTCAGCCAAACAATGAGTATTATCACGAAAATGTCTACGATAACAGCGATAATTTTGGCCTAATAGACCCAGAGACAGGGCTTGATGGCCCTGACGGTATTCCAGACAATCCTGGCAAGGTGCTCTATACGAAACCGCAGAGAACAGGCTATCGCCAAAACTTCAGCACCAATCTGGGCATCACCGCAACCTTCTCAGTGCCCTTGGATTGGGGGCCTATAAACCTGTGTAAGGACGCGCAGCGCAAGCAAGTGGCGCTCTATGAACAAGCCCTAGCTGATAAGCGGCTTAACTATGAGATGGGCAGGCTCTCCGCATGTTCGAAAGCTCTGCGTGAGGGTTATGGCTTTGCCAAGACTTCGCCTTTCTATTCCATCTGCGCTGATGTCGTCCTAAAACCCAAGCCGGTAGAGGGTCACACGCACCAGATCATTTACCCAAAGCCCGTCTTAGATCGCGAATGGCTTGATTCCGGTGACGCTGCACAACCCGCCGCTGCTGTAAAGATTCCGGTTTTACCTTACGGCCAAGCTTCTGATTAACCTTCTTCACCACCTTCTTTGTCAGAGGCTTTGCCAGCTTCTGTAAGAGTGATGCGATTGGTTTGGCGAAGATCGCCACAGTCGTGGCAATCGCAGCAGTCAACGCAACCGACACGGTCGGACCAGCATCAGGTACATAGTTGTTGATCACCTGCCCCATGGGCACCGGATCCCAAAGCTTTACGCACTTGCCATCCTGCAGCTCGTAACCAGCAAGAACCTTTGTTCCGAGTTTGTTAAACGATCCGATTTCTTTCGCGCCAAAGGGTGGACACGGCGGATCTTTGGGCAATCTTGGGATGTCGGGATCGGCACCCGGCAGCGTGGGTTGAGGGACAGGGGCTGGACGTGAGACATCTGGCCTCTTTATTTCAGGCTGCTTTGGTTGCACCCACGTAAAATCTCTTGGCCTGTAATCAGGTGCTTCGTAAATAGGCACCGCTCCAGTGCATAGCGTCACGTTGCCACTTGGATCCTCTTCAAACGTTTCCGTTCCATTGCCAACAGCAATCCTTGCCCTGACGCATCCGGGCATATCAATGATTGGGAACCGCGTAGCCGTAACTGGCGGTGCTGCTGGTAAAACAGGTGGTGGTATCGGCTGACCTACAGAGATCATTGGAACGCCGATTGCATTTACACCGATCTCAGGAATCTCCGGCATGAAGTCAGAACGGTTTACAGCAGGTCAGCTCTGGATCGAACGTAACCGCAGACGTGAAGGGCCGCCTGTCGTCTACACCGTAATGTCAGGCAAAACTGCCAGACCGTTTACCGACCCAAAAGCCATCCTTAAGTGGATCAAATGGCCGAAAGGTACGCCAACTGGTGACGCGTTACGCGAATGGCTTACGTCGTTTGAGCAGAAAGCTGAGACACCCGCGCCAGAAACGAACTTTGCTGAACGGATCAAGGCTGAAGGCTTCGGGCCTGAAGCTCATGATGAGGATCCAACCGCCAACACTAAAATGGTGACTTGAAAGGCACAGCTGGACCAGTAGTTGTCGGCAGCTCAGGCATCGCGCCATCAATTTGCCCAGGCAGCATCTCAGTGACATTGCCAGTGATGTCATCCATCATGCTGGCGGCATACTCGTCGATCATTCCGGGGATACGGACAAAGGCAGCTACTGACAAGCCAACCAAAGTGCCACTCATCACGAAACCAAGGACGCCAAGAACGTTGCAGACTTTTTGCATGGTGTTTGCAGATAAAACAAAAGGCCCCCTTGCGGGAGCCCGATGTCGGTCTGTGTGAGAAACCTGAGTTAGTTATAGCTCACAGCTGGAATTTGCCACCAACCTTCAGATTGATGCTGGTGTCATCGTCATAAGAGACGAAGGACAGCTCGGTGTAGCCAGGGCCAAAGCCATAGCCAGCCTTGCCGCTGACGCCGTAATCCACTTCACCAGTGTCAGGAATTTTGACCAGAGGGCCAATCTGGGCATACGCACCACCGCCTTCGATACCGATGTGGAGGTCTACATCCATTCCACCCACGCCATTGTCAAGGTTTCCACCGACGTTGGCTTCAGGGTTGAAGTAGACGGGAGCTGCGTTCGCAGGAGATGCCAGCGCAACTGCTGAAGCGGCGACACCACTCGCAAGAAGAATTTTGAGCATGGGAAAGAGGGTTAACGTTTTCCGGAACTACGTTACTTGCTTCGTTTATGTGCCGGTTTTGATTGTGATCCATCCCCCGCCATCAGTAACTGTCAGTTGAATCCAGGTTCCGATACTTGTGAGCCAAGCCGGTGAATAGACCTCGTTGTGGGTGATTGATCATGTCGCGGCCATCAAGGAAGAACAATTCTTCCAGCCATGCTTGGCGATTGCTATTCGCAACCACATCGCTCCCCAAAGGAGTGCCACAGATCATCGGGTCAGGTCTTTGCATTGTCAGAAGCAATAGAAAGCAGCGCCCAGCCGAGCACCAGCAGGACGCCTGTAGCTAAACCAGCCAAAAACGTCATTCGACAGAATCAGGCCAAGCGGTAGCCAGATTGGGGTTGGCAATCATGACAGCGTTGCCGTCATCATCCACAACACCGTTGCCATCATCGTCGGTTTGCTGGATCTGTGCTGATCCGTAAAGCAACTCTTTCAACCTGCCAACATCAGAGCAATTGTCGATTTCGGTTTGGCGCGTGTTGCAGGCTGTACGCACTGCAGCCCGATAGGTCTGCCACTTCGTCGGCAACGCAGTCTTTGCAGCACTAAAGCTGGTGTTGACCTCAAGCACTTTGACAACGCGCCAATCAGAAGGGGCAAGCAAGCTAGCAGCGATACCGTTTTGCTTTGCCTTCCACAGCGTTTTCAGGCCGGTTGTGGTGTTGCCGTCGTCGTCGGTGACATCATCAAGCTGCTTAGGAATCAGATTATTGTCGGAGTCATAGCCCCAATAGAACTTTTCATCCCAAACCCGATTGGTCTCGGCAACCCATGTGATGCCAAGCAACTCGCGGTCACGCTCAGTGCTTAAGCGAAGAAAATTCGCTGGCCGTTGCACACCATCCGGCGTGGTGAACGCAACGTCAAGAGGCAGTTTGGTGCCATCGGAAAGCTGATAGCCCATGGGATTAGAACGATGGTGTGAGTTTAACGAGCAAGCCCGCCATTGTTAGAAAATGGGCTACTCGCGAACGCTAAATATATGTAATCCTCCCCATTCAGGTTTATTTCTGACGCTCCATTATCTCGCAGGCAGAACCCGTTGCTCAAGATGTCAATGCCAAAGTCAGGAGCTGATGCACTGCTGCCATTGCCACGCAGTCCTTCCGCTTGAGTACTGTTTGCAAATAGTGCGTTTACATTGACATTGCCTGGCTCTCTTGCAGTGTCAAATATCGCCCAACCCGTGTAAGCAGGGTAAGCCGTAATTGATGTAGTTTTAATCATTATCCATCTGGGCTGGAAGCCTAGGTGTTGGAAATTCTGGCCCGAATTGCCGGTGTACGAACCAACGGCAGAAAATCCGGCCACGGGTGATATGCAGTAGGCGATCATGTTGTTGCCATTTCCATTGGTTGAGTTACTGTCCCCAACTGAAAAGACACTAGATGTAGGCTCTGTGTTTTCAAAAAGCCCAGTGGTTGAAGCTGCTTCAGTGCTGTTAATCCTGAGCTTCTTAGTTGCCCCTATAGCGGAATTGTATACGCCCCAGTTAATCGTGCCGCTTCTGTTTTTGAAAATAATAAACTCAGGTTTAGCGTTTAATCCGTGTCCGACTGTAGCTCCAGCCGTGAAATTTCCTGTATAAGCAACAATACTGAACCCAGCAGTTTGATTTGCCCTAACACTAGAAGTTATGCTGCCGTCAGTGTTGCTGACCGTTGATGTTCCGGCGTCCCAGCACCATGCTACATACGGTGTATTGTTAGTATTAACGCCGCCGGAAGATGTATTGGCGGCTATAGAAAAACCATCCGAGTCAAATGAAGTAAGTCGGTCTGTGTTTGATGCTTCAGGATCATTAGTGTTTGTATAGAGTTGCTTGCCGACACCGCGAACACTATCTGTAAGTATATGGTATGAAGAACTCCTGTCTTTTATCCAGACCCAGTCA